TTATGATGTTTTTGCCTGTGTCACCTGTTCAAACAGGTCAACAGAGCGTTCAACCATTTTTTCAGTATCATGCACATAAGTCTGCAAGGTGGTTTCTATGTTGGTGTGTCCCAACCGGGCCTGCACATCCTTTACATCAGCACCGTTTTCAATCAGCAGTGTGGCGTGTGTATGCCTTAATGAATGATAGTCAAAGGCAAGCAGCAGTTCTTTATGAATAACCCTTGAACAATATTTGAAGGAATCGGTTGAAGTGTATTGACCGTTTTCATCAATACATACCATGTGAACTCGCTGCAATGGGGAACTGACACATTTCTGAATCGGTACAATCCGTTTCATGTCATTGCCCTTTTCATCCTTTTCAACTTTGATGACATGAATGGTGTAGTATTCACCGTACTTCATTTCATTCTTTGCCTGTCTGATCTTTTCAGCCTTCAATGCCCGGTACAGGGTTTCACCGAACTTCACGCTTCTGTTTGATGTGACAGTCTTGGTTGTTCCAAAATACCATGATGACCGCAGTTCTTTCTCGCCCTTCTTTTCAACAACCTTTCTGACATCTGCACCAAAGTTACGCTTTACAATCTGTTTGTTTACGCTGATAATGCGGTTATCAAGGTCAATATCATCCCAAGTCAGGGCAAAGGTTTCTGATATACGCAACCCCGTATAAAATCCAATCATCAGGGGGATATGATAGCGGGAATCAGCTGGGAAACGGTCAATGATTTTCTGCCATTCATTCAAGGTTAAGATGATTCTTTCCCGTGGCTTTTTTTCAACCTTGGGAAACTTTACATACTGCATTGGGTTGGTTGTGATGTAGTGCATAGGTTCAACTGCATAATTCAGTGCTGCACTGAATACGGATAAAATACCGATCATGTGACTTTTAGAATTGCCATTCATTTTCAGTTCAACGGCATATTCCTGTAATATTGCCGGGGTGATCGCTTTCAGTCTATATACACCGAACTTTGGAATCAAATGCCCTTGAATGATTCTTAAATAACCGACTTGTGTATTATATTTCAGGTTGGTCTTGCAGTACAGGTCAAACCATTGGTTCAGGTAGTCTGCAACCGTGATTTCAGTGGGTTCAAAAACTGTCCCGGCATTGTTGTATTCATGCAGAGCCTTGGCAAGTGCTGCTTCAGCTTCCTTTTTGGTACGAAAACCTCTTTTTTCCTTTCTTTTGCGTTTTCCGTCAACTTTTCCAAGATCAAAATAGTATGACCATGTTGAACCTCTTTTTCTTACTGAACCTTTCATAAAATAAGCACATCCTTTCTAAAAAATGGTGCATTTAACAAAGGAATGTGCTATACTGTATCTGTCTTGGAAGTATCACATATTCCTTTATATGGTTTATGGGTTACATCTATTAAAACCGTTCCGGCTGCAACCGGGGCGGTTTTTAGCATTATTTACATTGATTAAAAATCTACTTTATTGATTGTGTTTTCCATCACTTGTATATTTGGTGATTCTCAAATCAATGTTTTCTTTGGTAGTACGTTCTAATGTGTCCATTTCTTCACTGCTGATATAGATTTCAGTATTGGACTTTTTAATATTGATTACCCATTTATCATTATAAGGGCTTTCATGTATTTCATAGCCTAAAATACCTAAATAATCTTTGAATGAAGTTGTTTCATGTATTTCCTTTTCCACTTCATCCAAATAGTCAGATATCCCCATTAAATCAGCAACTTTTACTTCTAGGGCGGTTGCTATTTTTTGTATAGTCTTTAGTTGGGGGGTTATGTTTGGGTTTATTTCATATTTTCTTATATTGGCTTCATTTATTCCGCATAGTTTACCAAGTGCTTTTTGGGTCAACCCCTTTTCTTTTCTGATTTTTCGTATATTTTCACCTATTGTCACTTTTTCACCACCTTCTATTTTGAGTATATCATAAATGATGAAAAAATAACAGATAAAAAAACATCTCAAAACAACTATTGACAGATAAACAAATATCTGATAAAGTGACTATAACAGATAAACAAATATCTGTCAATAGAAAATGAAGCAAGTAGGAAGGACACGGGTGAAGCGATAGGGCTACACGCAAGTGACATGGTGGTCAGGCTGCCGGATAGCAGATAGAGCGTGTGAAGAATAAACATGACCCGTCAAAGTAGTTGAAGAAAACAGGAACGGTAGGGCAAGAAAGCACAGTGTACCGCACTATTTGAAGAAAGCGGACAGGCTGAACCAGTCGGCACTTTACCCCTATACCAAGAAACCGTTAAGTGGAAGAATCAACCGCACGAGATGACACAGCACTTCATTTTCTGAAAAACAATAGGAAGGAGATGAACACATTGATAATCAACAATTCAAAATTGCAGATTGCCTTGGCTACTGCTTGTATGAATCCATATGATTTATGTAAAGTGGTACATATTCAATATCAGACATACAGAAGAATTTCAGCCGGGAATAACTGTAAGCCAGCAACAGTTGGAAAAATTGCCAAGGCTCTGAATGTACCTGTTGAAAATCTGATTGATATGGAAGGCGGTGAGATTACGGCAGCAGACGGTACTTTGAAGAAAAAGTGTATTACTAATTCGTACCAGTAGCAGCCTTTTTATAAGACTTGTGTGTTTGGTGTAGGTCAACAGGTTTTGTTCATTTTTAAGGTGAAAATGTTCAGCGGTTCAGGGAAAGCAACGCTTGAAAAATTCTCTTGTTGGTCAGCAAGTTTTCAGATTTTAGTGTGAAATCTGATAAGGTTTGTAAATTTCTGATTCAAAGATTTATGGCGGGATGTGTGTAAACCGCTTAATAAATTCATACCCAACACACAAATTAAAAAAAGGGCTGCTGTTAGTAGGTGTTGCAGCACCTTAGAAGATGTAACCTAGACAACTAACCAAGGAATGAATGTTAAAACGAATAAAAAATATAAGTAGGAAGGCGGTGAAAATGAAGTGATAGATTTTGATGAAACAGGGCTTTACAAAGGCTTTGTGAAGAATCAGAAGGGCAAAAAATTCCCCGGTAGGAATCCTCAACTTTTGACCTTACCGGAAGTGGATGCTTTTGACAGTTTCAGCGGAATAATGAAACCTAATACAGTGCTTATTGATGCGGATGAAGAACCCCATAATGAGATTTTGCAGAATATCATCAAAGGGGAGAAATTAGCTTGCTATATGACAGATCGGAAAGGTGGCAGAGGTGTCCACGTACTGATGATTAACAGTAATATGTCACTGAAGAAGTCAGACAAAGTAATGCTTGCCTGTGGTGTTGTGGTAGATTTTCACCCCGGTTATTCATTACCGTATGAGTGTTTGAAGTTTAACAGAACTGAACGAAATGCGGTTTATAATGAACAACCTTATCAGGAAATACCAAAGTATTTTACACCACTTCCGAAATGTACGATTGATTTTACTAATCTTGGAGAAGGTGACGGAAGAAACAGTACTTTATTTAGTTACATACTCACGCTGCAGAATGCCGGACTGGATAAAGATGATATTCGGGAAACAATCAGAATCATAAATCAGTATGTATTGGCTGAACCGATTGAACAGAGTGAACTTGATGTTATTTTGCGTGACGAAGCATTTAAAAAGCAATCCTTTTTTGTGAAAAATAAATTTCTTCATGATAGATTTGCTGAATATATCAGAACCCAATACTACATTAAGAAAATCAATAATCAATTGCATATATATGAAGATGGTGTTTATATTCCCTGTAGTTTGGCAATAGAAAGGGCTATGGTTCAGGAAATATCATCATTAACGGATAACCAAAGAAAAGAAGTATTGAAATATCTAAATGTTATATGTGTTGAAGAAAAACATCAGGATTACTTGAATCTGATTGCATTCAGAAATGGTATTTACAATATTGATACAAATACTTTAGAACCGTTTAACCCTGAAATTATTATTACCAATAAAATCCCATGGGATTATAACCCTTATGCAACGTCAGAATTGATTGATACCGTTCTTGATCGGTTATCCTGCAATGATAAAGAAATCAGGTATTCACTTGAAGAAGTAGCGGGTGCTTGTTTATACAGATCAGCAACAATCGGTGGTGGTAAGTGTGCTGTTTTGGTAGGTGATAAGCATAACGGTAAAAGTACTTACCTGCATATGATAGAAACAATGTTAGGAAAAGAAAACTATTCAGCGGTTGACATGGGTGATCTTAAAGACCGATTCAGTACAATCATGATGTTCGGAAAGTTGGCAAATATCGGTGATGATATTTCAAGTGAATATATTGCAGACACATCTACATTGAAAAAGATGATAACCGGGGAAGTAGTGAAGGCAGAACAGAAAGGAAGTCCTGCAATCAACTTTACACCGTATGCAATGCATATATATAGCGCAAACGATATACCACGTATGAAAGATAGAACTGGAGCAATGCAGCGGAGATTATTATTGATTCCCTTAAATGGAAAGTTTACAGTAGATTCTCCTGATTATGACCCGGCTATTCGGTATAAATTGGGACAGGCTGAACACATGGAATATTTTATACAGTGTGCGTTGGATGGTCTTGCTGATCTTCTTGAAAATAAAACGTTTCGTACACCGGAACAGGTTAAGGAAAAACTTGCTGAATATGAAGTTGAAAATAATCCGGTTCTGTCATTCATTGAAGATCAGGGAAAAGAAAATATCATCAATGAATTAACTGATGATGTGTATACAAGATATCAGGTGTTTTGTGCAGGTAATGGGTTTCAGGCAGGTAGTAAACTGACATTTTCAAAAAAAATAAATCAGTTGCTTGGTACGACAAGCAAACAATCATGGATAAATGGAAAGAACCGAAAGGTATTTTCATTATCTTAGCGGTTTACTATCAGTTACTAGCATTAAAAACTAACAGTTAAAATGTTAATTTTATAAGGTTCTAGCGGTTTCTAGCGGTTATCAATAACTTCTTATATAAATTAAATGTTGATGTGTAACAGAAAGTAAAAATATATAAGTAATATATATATACTCATTTAAGTGATAGAACTGATAGAAACCGATAGAAAAAAAGAGGTGGAAAATATGAGTAAACATGTTTCTCAATTCATTTGATCAGATAGAAGTAATGAAAGAACAGACTTTACGAAGTATTAAGACCGGGAAAATGTGTGAAGGGAGAATACAGATAAAATTATGAATCAGTATGAAGCTATTGTTAAACATCCATACATAGACAGGCAGAATAAACATTTTATTCTATTGAATAATGCAGAACCGGAAACAGTAGAAACTTTCATGATTGTGTTGGATATTGCTGAAAAATTGTGTACTTGCAGTGATGAAATGTATATGAAACTGCTGCCTATATTTAAAGAGTTTTATTCGTTAGTAGGTGATGCAGAAATTGAAATTGAATTTATCAAAAAGCAAAGAAAGGAATCAGGTGGTAAATCATGAAGAAAACTTTAGAGGTAAACACAGATTGGAAGAAAATGGTATTTGATATGTGTGCAATGTTAAAAGACAAACCAAGAGAAACACAGCTTGCATATACTTATGTTTGTGCACTTACTGGTAGTAAAATGTCGGATTTGAAAGAAAGAGAAGGTGAAGCTGATGAATAGACAGGACTATGAAAAATTAAACAATCTTGCAATATCTTTTGATTATCTCATGTCTATGATTGAACTTGCTGAATATATGACAGGTGAACTCGTATGCAGTGACATAATAGATGATGCAGAAAGGGCAAAGGAACATATAGATAGACTTTGGTCTTTACTGAATGGAATGGTTGAACTTTCCCATTTAAGACATGAAGAATTTGAACAGGTGTTAAAGTTAGTGACAATAACAGAAAATGCCTCTGAATAATCATAAGGACTATACAAGGGGCTTGCCACATGGTAAACACATGACCTGAACAACCATAGTTTATCATGTGGCAATTTGTTTTATCAAGTATCAGTTTTATATGATTTTTGAATAAAAAAGTTGAATAATTTTACATAAATCGTGAGTTGGAAAACATAAATTTCAGATTTTTTTAATCAGTGAAACATAATCGGGAAAGTATTAAAAGTGAAAAATGCCCTATATTGGGGTATTACAAAATTGATGGTTGAAAATAAAGTTAGTATTTAGGGTTTTGTTCCCACACGCGTGCGTATTGTCAGTCTCTAAAAAGGCATATACAGAAAGAAGGTAATTTGATGACACGAATTGATGTAAGAGATTTGAAGGGAAAAATTAAAGACAATGCTGTTCAGGTTACTTTGGATGTGATTGGTAAAAAGCATGATCTGATGCTTGCATATCAAAATACTGGGTTCGGAAAGAAACGGTTTTTTGTATGTCCGTATTGTTCAAAGAATGTTCAGTATTTGTATATTACCGGGAATGGACTGAAATGCCGGACGTGCGGTGATGTGAAATATACTGGAATACAGAACAACACTAAGGGCGGTTATGATGAAATAGCATACAGAATGAAAAAATATGCTGCTGCACATGACATTCAGTTTAGTTTCCCGTTCAATTACTTGGATTTTGTGCTTGATGATAGGATGCACAGGGAGAAATTCAGAAATTATGTGATAGTGCTGCAAGCATTGGAAAACATGAGATTTCAAGGAATCATCTGCAAAACAACATACAGTGCAAAGACAATCAGATTGGTGACCAGTGGAAAGCATCCATTGTTGCAAAAGTGCAGCCTGATGGAACTGAAAGAATATTTTTATGACTGGGAAACAGGACAGCAGATCATCATTCCGTCAGTTAAAAGCATACTGAAATAATGGCATACTGACATTTCTGATACCCTAAAAAGCGTGTGTTGGTGGTATCAGGGTGGCAAATGCTTGGTTTTAGGTGCTGCCGGATGACAAGAAACATAGGAAAATAGCGGTTTTGAATGGTTGGGGTTTCCTAATGGTTACATTGTTGAAACCCTGACAGAAAGGATGATGAAGATGAAAATTAAAGTTACATATGCAGAAAATGAAAAAGAGAAAAAGGCAAAACATGAAGCAATAGTGAAAAAACTTTTCCCTGATGCCAAAGTAAAAGAAACAGCACCAAAAGATGGTTTTTTGCATACTGTTTTAACTATTCCCAAACCTAAAGAATATACAAAATAAGCTGTATTTATTGACTACAACCACTAAATATAGTATAATAATATATACAACAGAATAACGGCATGAGTACCGCACTACATGATTTTAACTGTTTTCTTGATGTAGTGTTAGCTTTAATTTTGGATTGTTAAGGCATGGGAATAACTGATTTTTTGATTGATTGGTCAGTTATGCTCATGCCTTTTTTGTTTGGTAAATTTAGTCAACTTCGGACGTAAAAAGAAGGGAGAAAATCATGGAAGAAAAAAACATGAATCAGAATGCAGACCCGGCAACCAGTCAGGAAACAGGGGAAAAAACCTTTACACAGGAAGATGTGAACCGTATTGTTCAGGAAAGACTTGCAAAAGAAAAGTCAAAGAATAACGGTGATGCAGATTTTGCAAAAAGGGAACAGGAACTTGCGCAGCGTGAACTTCATATGTCTGCAAAGGAAATGTTATCAGAAAAAGGACTACCTGTACAGTTATTTGATGCTCTGAACTGTAAGGATGAAGAAACATTGAAAAAGAGCATTTCAACAATAGAAACAGTATTTAATGAGTATAAAGCGAATGCAACTAAGTCAATACAATTTAAGAGTTTCACACCGGGTGTACCAACATCACCAGCAAATGCGGGGGATGGGGATGCAGACGATCTTAATATTAGAAAGGCTATGGGGCTTCGCTGACGAAAAGAAAGGAAGCGTTAAACTATGGCAGTTATCAATTTAGTAACTAAATTTTTACCGTATGTAGATGAAATGTTTACTACGGAAAGTAAAACATCATTACTGACAAATAAAGACTTTGAATTTGATGGTGCAAAGACAGTAAAAGTGTATAAGGTGTCTACGGCTGAAATGTCAGACTATGACAGAGACGGTAGTTCAGGAAATCAGTCAAGATATGGAGTGATTCAGGGATTGGATGCCACAACAGAGGAATTCACACTTAGCAAAGACAGATCATTCACATTTGCAATCGACAAATTGGATGAAAACGAAACGGGCGGTGTATTAAAGGCAAGCACTGCGCTTTCAAGACAGTTGCGTGAGAAAGTTATTCCTGAAGTAGATACTCACACTTATTCAAAAATGTGTACTGGTGCGGGAATTAAGCCAACAGCGGTTGAACTTACAAAAGAAAATATTTGTACAGAAATCTTAAAGGCGAATACTGCATTAGACAATGCAGAAGTGCCGGAAAATGGAAGAATTATTGTTGTTACGCCTGACACATATCTTCTGATTAAGCAGTGCAAGGATATTATCATGGAAACAGACATTGGTAATGATTTGAGATTAAAGGGCGTTGTGGCTATGATCGATGGGGCACTAGTTGTAAAAGTTCCGGCTACAAGATTACCAAAGAAATTTGGTTTTATGGTCGCACACCCTTGTGCAACTGTATCACCGACAAAATTAAGCGAATACAAGGTACATGAGGATGCACCCGGTATCAGCGGTTCATTGGTAGAAGGTAGAATTGCCTATGATTCTTTTGTACTTGAAAACAAGGCAAAGGCTATTTACTATCAGGCAACAGTATAATTTTTGAGAAAATACCCCGGACTATCCACAATAGTCCGGGGTGTATTTGAATATGGAAATTGTTGCACACTTATTTGAACGGAAAGGAAATACAGAATATGAATAAATTCTATGAAACAGAACAGCCGGAGTTAGTAAGCGTGATAAGTGGTGAATTTCGTTTATATCGCAATGGTCAGCGGTTAGCAGTATCAAAACCACAGTTCACAGACAATGACGGTCAGAAGCGCATAGGTAAGACCGTCAGCATTGATTTGGCAGCCAATAAAGGAAATCAGAAACTGATTAGACTGCTTCAAAGTGCGATTGAAATATTACAGGCAGACGATTCAGCACAAGACAACTAATAATTGCTATATGGCGGTTATATGAGGTCAGAAAGGGGCAAGAAATGATGAAAACAGTACGCCATAACAGGAAGGAACTGAAACACATTGAAAACAGTTTGAAAAGAAATTCAGTGAAAAAACAGGTCAAGGTGAACAACTATCTTTTTATGGATAATCAGGAACGGTTTGAAAATGTGTGCCTTGGGTATTCAATTCAGGCTGAACGGCTGATGAAGGTAATACAGAAGGACACTGACGGGAAGATCACAAAGGACTGGGTGACACCTGAAAGAAAGATGACCATTGAACAAAGTTCAGTCATCATGGAAACAATTCAATTTCAACTGCTGAAATTGAAACAGGCAAGCGGAAAATATCACAAGCACATCAAAAATTCTGTTTACTGTCAGCAGTTATTAAGACCATATATCAGCAAATTACAGAAGATCATTGCAGAAGTTGATGCATTGATCGGAACAGGGGGACAAGCATGAACAGGAACATTGAAGTTGTGAATGAAAATCTTTGGTGTGTCAACCAGTATCATGTTCAAGCCGGATTCATCAAAGAACTGACCCTATTGCCGGGAACTACCCCGGACAAGGAAATCTTTCTGACAGATCAGGGGATTTTGGTGTTGAATACCGCTGCCCCGGCGTATGAAGTCACAAGAAAGATGTTGTTGCGTGTTATGGGGCATACAGATGAACAACTGGAATATGCCCGGCAGAAGATGCAGAAGGTGGAAAAGCCTGATGTGTATGTAAAAATGTATCTTAATGTGTTGGAGTGGGAAATAAAAAGAAGGTGTGTAAAGGCTGAATATATCATAAGCCTTCCCAAGCTTACACTTTTAGATAAAGTCAAAAATAAAGCAAAGAAATTTTTAGAAAGAAGGTGAATGAATGTCATCCATTCAAACAGGTATTGTCTTACAGGACAATTTTTCTAATGTTGCACAGGGTGTTGTTGAATCTATGTATAACATGACTGCTGCCGCTTATGAAGCATCACAAGCTGTTAGTTCAAATGTTGACACAAGCAGTATTCAGGCAGCAACAGAAGAAATCAATCAAGCAACTGCTGCTATGGATGAACTTAATGCAGCAGCAAGCAGACCAACAGCATCAAGTGTTGCACCGCCTGTTGTGGATGGGGGAAACGGTCAGGTTATAAACGTGGATGTAAACCCGGTACTTCCTGACCCTTTGGTTGAAAATCCTGAACCTTTAACATTGGATATTCAGCCAAACGCACCCCCGACAGGTGAAATTGGTCAACGTATCGAAAATATCAGAAATCAACTGAATGATGTATTATCAATGCAACAGCAGATTGACCAAACTGCTGCAACGGTTGATGTATTGCCGGATGAAGTCACTAACAGAATGTCACGGGTAAATGCCCTTATAGAGCAGATACAAGCAAACCTTGCCTTTTCAGTAGAAAATCCTTTTGGTTTAGGTGGCAATGAAATTGAACAGCAACTTTCAGCAATAGAAAGATCGCTGAATCAGGCTGTTACACAGCAGAATATGCTTAGTAATGCTGTTGGAAATACTGGGGATAACATCAATGATAATATTCACGAACAAGAACAATTCAATCAGGAAATTTCAGCCGGAACACAACAGGCAAATGAACTGACCAATACCATCAAACGGGCAGTTGCAGCCTATGTCAGTATTCAGTCAGTTGGGAAAGCACTGAACATTTCAGACGAACTTGCAAGCACAACAGCAAGATTGAACCTGATGAATGACAATCTGCAATCAACGGAAGAATTGACCAATATGGTCTATGCTGCTGCACAAAATTCAAGAGGTTCATTTTCTGATATGGCTGCAAATGTTGCCAAAATCGGAAATCTTGCGGGTGATGCGTTCAGCAGTTCAGAACAGATTGTTGTTTTTGCTGAACAGTTGAACAAGCAGATGAAACTTTCAGGAGCATCTACACAGGAAGCAAGTGCAGCAATGTTACAGCTGACGCAATCGTTAGCCAAAGGTTGCTTGAACGGTGATGAACTTACTTCTGTCATGGAAAATGGTTCAATGGTGACACAGACTATTGCTGATTATATGGGAATAACCCAAGGTGAATTGAAAGACCTTGCAGCAGAAGGTCAGGTTACATCTGATGTTATCATTGCAGCAATGCTTGGTGCAGCAGATCAGACAAATGCAGCATTTGAAACATTACCTATGACATGGGCAGATGTTTGGCAGAATATGCAAAACGGTGCCTTGGTTGCATTCCGTCCAGTATTGCAAAAAATCAATGACTTGGCGAACAGTCAGGCAGTTCAGGCTTTTGTAAACGGTGCGATTGAAGCAATGGCAACACTTGCAAATATCGTATTGAACATTTTTGAACTTGTTGGAACAGTAGGCGGTTTCATTGCTGATAATTGGTCAGTGATTAGTCCTATCATTTATGGTGTCATTGGTGCGTTAGCGGTATATGCAGCATACCTTGGCATTGTGAAGGGAATAGAAATTGCATCCGCTGCTGCAACAGCAATTCATTCAGTTGCAATGTCTGCAAAAATCGGTGTTATGGCTGCACTTACTGGTCAGACAATGGCTGCAACTGCTGCACAGATGGGTTATAACGGTGCATTGTATGCGTGTCCTGTTGTTTGGATTATCGTACTGATTATTGCATTGATTGCGGTAATTATGGCGGTATGTTCAGCAATAGCCAAGATGACAGGTATTGCCAATTCAGGATTCGGTGTTATTACAGGCGGTGTGAACGTGGTGATTCAGTTCTTCAAGAATTTGGGTCTTACCGTGGCAAACATTGCCTTGGGTATTGGTAACGCCATTGCAGCACTTGCATCCAATATGATGACGGCATTTCACAATGCAATCTGTTCTGTTCAGTCATGGTTTTACAACCTGTTAAGCACGGCACTTTCAGTCATTGAAGGTATTTGTTCAGCACTGAATAAGTTACCGTTTGTTGAATTTGACTATTCCGGCATTTCATCCGCAGCGGATGACTATGCAGCCAAAGCAAGTGAAGCATCCGGAAACAAAGAAGATTACCAGTCAATCAGTGATGCGTTCAATGAAGGTTTCACAACCTTTGATGCATTTCAGGACGGTTGGGCATCAGATGCTTTCAATGCGGGTGCAGCTTGGGGTGACGGTGTTGCTGATAAAGTATCAAATTTCAGTTTGTCAGACTTGTTTGGTAAAACGGAAGTACCTGATCCGGCATCATATGCTGATGGTTTCAATGATGCAATCGCAAATTCCGGCATTGGTGACGGTGTTGGAAGTATTGACGATAACACAGGTAAAATCAAGGATTCTTTGGAAGTATCAGAGGATGAATTGAAATACTTGCGTGACATTGCAGAACAAGAAGCCATTAACAGATTCACAACCGCAGAAATCAATGTTGATATGTCAGGTATGCAGAACACCGTGAACAGCGGTGATGACATTGACGGTTTTATGACCAAACTGACAGACAGCGTGAATGAAGCGGTAGACAATATGACGGAAGGGGTGCATGAGTAACCCCAATCAATGCAAAAGTCCTTGGTGCAGATCAGGGACTTTTGTTTTGCCTTGAAAGATGATATTATTAAGGCAAATAAAAAAAGGGGTGAAGTAATATGTCACAATCAATGCCTTCATATTGGGACAGTCCTTATTTTGTCCCTGAACCTGACAACTGGCATCTGACAGAGGATGCCCCGGAAGAATTAAAGAAGGAATTTGCAGAGTATATGAAAGATGAAAAGGGCATCAAGGTCAGACAGTTGTTTTCAGAAGTTGATTTCCCACCTACAATGACACAATTTTTTGATTTAGACAGTGATGAACTACTGGATGAAAAGATTAGAGTGTTGACGGCGTTAAAAGATGGAAAGCAGATTGCAGATATTCCAAACTTTTATGCTATTTTGGAATTATACCCCAAAGATGGGGAGCATTGGGACTAAAAAGCACGGCTATTTGACCGTGCTTTCAATATTTATTATAACAAATCGTTCTTTATTGCTGAACATATCATACTTAATGATTCCGTATATCCCATAACCATTTGCTTATCTTTTTCTGATGCATCTGATTCCAAGAAAACCTTCACCCTTTTCTGTAACTCTAAATACTCGTTGTTAGAATTATGCTTTTTTGAAAGTTCATATACTAACTTTTCAGCAGTGGAAGAATTTTCAGTAATTTGATATTTCTTCTTATAATCTGCAATACCTTTTAACAATTTTTTTACCTCATCCATTCTCTCCACCTTCCAATGCTTTCAAGAAAAACATAACATCATTGTAATCTTCAAAAGATGCATTTGCATTTCTTAGACTTTCATCAACTTTATCCACCAACCATTGGTATCTATCAGGAAGTGGAATATTAAATATTTCTTTTGCAAATTCCAAATCTGTACCATAGCCAAATGAATCATTGATAATTTTCAAAATCAGAACTTTATCTTCATACGCACCAATATTGCGAATATTTCTTTCTGCACATATTTGTTGTTTTAGGAACTCAACAGTTCCTTCTTCTATAAATTGATGTTCAGAATAAACATTTGGCGGATAATAACTTGCAGAACATGAATGAAGCATTTCATGCCAAAGTACACCGTCATCAGCAGAAGCAATCACTGCAATATCACATGACCATTCTTTTACCCCCATTGCATCACCATCAATCAAATCCTTATGCACATTTATATTGCCACTCCATTTTGAATGATTATTTGCATAATTGGTTATGTCTGATTTTATAGAATTGGTTATATTTTCAAATTCTTCCTTGGTTCTTATAGTATAACCTAATTCATTTGATTTTTCCATAGGTGATGTTGGTGTAAATTGCGACTTATCACCACTGTTGACAAATGCCTTTTCCCATTCCTTATAGGTCATGTTGCCCGGTACAAAGTAGGTCTTGCCTGTTTCTTCATCCCGTGCGGCACGTTCACCAACAGCATCAAATTCATCATCAAAATATGGTACTGTGGTTGAACGGCAATGAACATGAAACGGCGGTGCGATTGATAACAGTTCATATGCTGCAACCTGTACGATAACAGGCGGGACAATAACAGGGGACAAGGCAAATGATTTTGGCGGTGGTGTATCTAATGCCGGAAATACAACATCAGCATCAATGCCGATCAACAGCAGACAGCGGTGGATGATTCTATAAAAGATAAGTATGGATTGGTTGCAGATCAT